TCAGTTACTTTTTTTGGATCATCTAAAGTTAGTATAGATTTTCCTATACTAAAGTGTGATTTAAACAATGGCAGCATGCTGCATACACTTTAGCAAAAGACTAAAACTTGTCAAGGTCGAAAGCGTCGAAATCATCAGGAGTTTCAGCAGGTTTAGGTTTAAAACAAGGACATCCATCATATTTGTTTTTTATTATCTTGTCTCCTTCTTGCAACTTTATTTTTTCTAGTTCTTTTTTTGTAAATGCTGATTTTTTAATCTTGTTGTCTTTATCTACAATCGCATAATAATCAAATCCAAATTTATATGTGCAATACCACATTGGAGTTCCATCTTTTTTAATCTGATTAGGCTCTTTAGCAAAACCACATAAAAGCTTTCCTGAAAAGCTGCCATCTTTTGGCATTCCTTGATTCGCTGCCATGTTAGATGTAGCGGTCTTTTCAACAAAAGAATCAGCGTATTTTTGATAACCACTTAACTCATGTTCAAAACCCAAAAGCTCATACTTATCTTTAGGATGCATTGGCATGGCTCCACCATCATTTAGATCTTGTTTCAAAAACAAGAATTCCATTTTCACATCTTTTAATTCAGGATAAAGTTTTCTAATAGCAAGCGTGTACATGTAATCTTGTAGATTATCAGTAACTTCTTTACCTTCATATTTCTTTTTATTCGTTTTGAAGTCTCTTATTAGCACGACTCCATGATTTCCATAGATAAAAAGCTTATCTATGAATCCTTTTATTTTATATTCAATGCCTTCTTCTTGGACAACTATTTCAAAATCTTTTTCTGACACGACTTCTGTAGGTTCGCCGTATTTCTTTCCGAAGAAATCGTAAGTCAAACCATTCAAAGCCATTGAACGAATATTTTCTAAATCAGTGGTCTCATTAAGATTTTTTCTCTTAATATGTTTATGCACCATTCTTTTTATAGCTTTAGATGCAAAAATGTCTTTACTCTTTACTATCTTATTGTAATGACTTTTGTGTCTTGTGGAGCCAAGGCATTCAAGAATAATATGAACAGTATCTCCAATCAAAGCTCCAGAGTTAGTCTTGTCTGGAAGTTTTAAAATATATTTGCACCAATACTGCCATGAGCAGGATTTTAGCGTTTTAATTTTGCTTGCTGATAATGTTTCTTTCAAAGGTTTAAACTTTCTAGATAATCTTTAAGAATAGAAATAACCTTCTTATCCTTGTCGTTATTATACACATGGTCAAGAATGTATTCCACTTGAGTTATCCTATTCCTTTTCTTATTTTCCCATCTTTCCATTGAAATATCTTTTTCCAACATCTCGCCAAAATCTTTGCAGATTGGAAGCATAATTTTCACCTTATCGATATCAATATATTTAATAAGTTTTAGGAATATTTTAATAGCAGCTTGCAAGCCGCGATTGTCAGTTTTATCGGCATCGTTGTTTGTGGAGATTATTACCTCATCTACAGACAAAGACATTAGATATGACAATTGTTTAGAACTGATTTCAAGACCAAAAATAACAAGATGATTATAATAACCTTGTTGCGACAAAGCTAGACTATCACCGATTCCTTCAACGAGAATTATTTTTCGTTTTTCTTCGATAGTTTTCTTGAATACATTATCTTCTTCTCCTTGAATATTTATAGGATATATCCAATTACCTTTTCTGCCAATATGTTTCCACTTAGGAGCGGAACTGTTTGGTTTCCATAGCAAATGTCTTCCGCTGATGCCTATTACTTTTTTATTTTCATCGAATATCGGAAACACAAATCGGCCATTCATCTTTCCAGACATTGAAAAACCAGATCGATAAAGCTCAAGAGTTTGTGAACTTATGGCTTTTTTATTGTAAAAATCATAATGAGGAAGCAATGTCTTTACTTCTTCATGGTCAAAAAATTGGTCTGATTCCATTTTGGGCGTTCTAATTGATTCTATACAAGGATCGTTGTTGTTTTTAATTGAATGTAAAATTTCATCTATTTTAGAATCATCTTTACAAGATAGCTCAAGTAATCTTTTAAAAGGTTGATATGTTGTGTTAGCAACGAAATCTTTCCAGATTCCAGTGTCTTTCCAAATTTGTAAAGCGGTTCTGTTGTCGCCATCACGATAAATAGCATTACATTGCCAATACTTGCCGCGATCTGATAATTGATATCCTAAATCAATCAAAGTTTTTTCTATAACTTCTGCTCGATTGTTAATGGAGGTTAGGTACGTCGTCATCGTTATCTTTAATTACATTTGCATTAGCACCGAGAGCGTCCACTATATCTCTGTAATCGCCTTTTTCTGAAACACAGAAATTAGCGATTTCAAGATTAACAAAATTCTTTTTAAGAGTACCGTCTGCAAGCTTTACTGGATTAATAGCTCCTGCAATATCTTTACCAAGATGGCGAGCTTTTACGTTAATGAACTTATGAGTTCCAAAACTAACTTCATTCTGTAGTTCATCAGACGTTTTCTGTCTTAGAATGAACATGTGAGATGAAAATTGAGTAATACGATCAGAAAGAGAAACAATGCTTTCGTCGTCAGTTATGTTCGATGAGTTTTTATTTGTAACAATACCTGCGCGATTAGACTGTACAGAAGTCATCATTGATATACATGGTCCTTTGTCGCTTACTATATCTTTCTGAATGCAGCGTTTATATTTATCTACCATTTCTCCAACAAGTTGCCATTCTGTTTTATTGCCTCCACTTTCACTTGTAGTTTTAATATAATCAAAACTAAAAATCATAGGATTTCCGCGACCTATCTTGGAATAGTAGAATCTTTTTAGAACACTAATTTGAGCATCAACGCTCATGCCGCCTACGTTATAATAATATAAATGCTTGTACCGTTTGTTGATGGTACTCCATACTGCCCTAACATTATCTACAACTTCTGCGCCAGCCTTTCGCCAGTTGCCGCTTTCTAGTAGATACATTGGAACTTTAGACATTGCAGCGCATTGTCTAAAAATAAGTTCTTCTTTGCTCATCTCTCCATTATCAAAATGAAGAACTGGAACTTCGTATTGTTCAGATACTTTTGTAGTGAAATCTAAACAGAATTGAGTTTTACCTACGCCTGAACGAGCTACAATAACTGTGATATTACCCGGTCTCAAAAGAGAGCCGTACATATCTTGAATTTTAGGATGAGGCCCAGCAAATCCAAATTCTGTAACTGGATTGTTTCCTCGCTCTTCAATAAGAGCTTCCATTTCAGAAAAGATGTTTTCTGGCTGATCGCTGCCAGTTTCGTACAAATTGATCTGATCATTATAAAGCTTATCAGCGGTCTCGATAATGACGTTGTAATCAGAAGATGGAGATATTGACTTCATCTTCTTGTTTATTTCTGCTCCACACATCGCTATTTCGCGGCGTATAGTGTATTTCTTTAATTCTTTAGCTACGCTAATAATTGATTCTGGAGATAGCTTTTTAAGAGATAGTGATTCAATATAATCTGATGGATTAATATTATCTTCGAAAGTTACTCCAAAGTTCTTTACTCTTTGAGAAATAACTACATCATCAATTTTTTCTCCGTTATCGATTGCTTGACGAAGCACGCAAAAGATAGTTCTATTAATTTTGGAACTTTCGCTCCAAAAGTCTTTTTCAGTTATAAAAACAGCGACATCTGAATATCGTTCTGGATATTTAATCAATCCAGCAAGCAACTGAGTCTCTAAATCATACGAATAAATCATGCCAGCCGCACATTATCACTCTTCATCGGTGATGTCAATCGAATCTTGACTATTGTTCACTTCGTTTAAATATTTTTCGAGAGCTTTGACGAGTCCCATTTCAACGATTGGGTTGGAGACTTTGGTATAAATCATTGGGCATCCATCTTGAGAGACGTAAGCCACTATAAATCCTTTTGAGGACTCATCGGAACCAGTAAACTCATAGAGTTTATTAAAATAGTTTTCAGGAATTTTAAACTGTTTAAAATTCTCTGATTGTGAATCTCTCTTCATATTATAATATTACACCTTGACTCTCGAAAAGCTCTTTATTTATAGTATCATTTTCAAATATAGTTACAAGTGTAATTTTATTAAGTTCGCAAAAACGTTCTTTTTTCTTATCTCTATTGAGTTGATGAAGAAAATTCATTCTATTTGTATGGAAGAACTTAACAAATCCAGTGTGTTGTCTGCCTTGAACTTCTATAGCTATCTTTTTATTAGCGTTATAAAAGTCTAAAGTAAGACGAGTTCCAACTATTGGAAACTCTTCAAACACAATATTTTGTTGCCAATAGTTGCTTAAAAATTTCTTAGCTTCTGTTTGAAACTTACTACGACTATTCGCGCTCCAATCAATTAAATAATTGCGAGCGTTCTTGCAACGTCTTTTTTTATTACTCAGTGATAGAAATTCCATCGCCAAAATTTAATAAGTTTTCACTGATGTATTTAAAGAAAAACGATTTCAACTTTTCGTTGTTGTTAACCATCTGTTCAAATTTAGCAGACCCTTGAATCTGAGCAGGAAAGTCTGTGAACCCGGCTTCTTTTAGAATATTCAGAAACTCTTCATCAAAACTAATCCAAGCTCCCTTTTTAATGGCAATCTCCCACATAGTTAGAAAGTCAAAGATTTCCTTTTCGATCCAATTTGATGTTCCGTTCTTTCTTCCGTACTTAATAGGATAACGAATAGTACAGTTAGTTCTTTCATTTGGCGACTTTTTAACTATAATTTTTACAAAATGACCTAGATAAGGATTCTTTTGTTCGTCATAAGAAGCGGTGGGATCTTCAAGAATCAAATCACCCTTGAAGCGAGAATCAAATTCAAAAATCCAATTAGCAAAATGTAGTAAAGCGTTTCCGCCTGTAGCTGTAGTTTGGCGAATTGGAGCCTTGCTATAAGGATCGAGTTTGATATCAGCGCGAACTTGAGAAACGAATACCGCAACATGACCGCGTTTTTGCAACGCAATGGACATGCGCTTCATTAGATCGGCGGCAATAACTGCGCCACCGGCAACTTTTTGAGATTCTTCAAAAGTCTTTTCTAAATCACCTTTACGAATCAAGCCATCGACAGAATCGAGTAAAAAGAAATATTGAATCTTTTCATCGTTTTTTCCGACTAGTTCTCGCATTGAATCAAATACGGTTTCATGAATATTAGATTCAAATACAAAACATGTGCCTTCTACCCATTCCTCATCATTAAATACGAATTTAACTCCAGAACGGGCAATCATCTCCTTGCTCAATCGCCCTTCAGCTTTAATATAAAAGCCCTTACGCTTCTTAGGTTGATCTAAGAAGTTCTTCATGAATTGAAGCGCACAGCTAGTTTTGCCGCCTTCATTGATGCCGCAGAAACGATGCAGCCCAGTGCCAATGCCGCCATTTAAAAAGTAATCAAGAAGAAGGCTTCCGCTAGAAATTTTATACTCTATACTCTCTTCAAAATTATAATGCGAATCTTTATTATTCTTCAAGAAACTTTTTAGTTGATCTTGAGATGTGATTATTTTGCCGCTTTCTGTTTCTACTTTTACTTCTTTTGTTTTCTTAGTCATTTTAAAAAGTCTTTAACTGTCTTAGGTTTTATACTAATATTGTAGTCTTGTCCAGTCTTTTCGCCAATCTGAACTTCTGTGTTTTTGAATTCAGGTTGAAAAATATATTTCTTGTATTTATATGCAATACCGTTCGCATCTTCTCCTGCATATAAAGTCAAACAATTGACTTTAACTACGACAAGCTGTTCCCAGAATTTTAAATCAGGAAACTTTTTTAGTAGAGAATTTAATATTCTAAACTGTTTTCCCCAAAATGAAACAGGCACTTTTTGAGGAATATGCAAAAGCTTTCTTAGCAACTCTCTTTTATTCATCCTCGATAGGATAGCATGAAAACCAGAGATGTCAACAGCAAAAAACCGCTGGTTTCCCAGCGGTTTATTTTGATTTATTTTTTATTAAGCTTTTGGATTGAAGCCAGCACTCTGAAGATCAGGGTTTTTAATAGCAGATTTTTGCTGTTGCAATTTTAGTTTTTCGTCTATACTTAAGCCTTCGATGGCTGCATCTGGGGTAATATTTCCTGATGGAGCGGCAGGGGTTTCTGGAAAAACGGCTATTTGAGCAGCTTCAGACTTTTCTTCTTCTGGCGTTTCTCCAGCTTCTTTCTTGCCTTGTTCATTTAGCTTTCCTTTTTTATGCATGTTTTTGAGAATTGCTTTTTGAAGTGCTGGAGGTAGGGTTTTTTGTTTTTCTGTCAACTGACCAGCCATTTCAGTTAGCATTGGACGATGCTTCATATATGACATTCCGCACATATATTTAGCGTCACTTGTGGACATTCCGGCAGTGTTTGTTAAAGCATCATCTTTAAGCATACACTCGCTCATGTATTGATTGTGCATATCCGTTTCATCATCTTCTATCATATTAGAGATAGAGACTTCAGCTATAAGATTTTTTGTATCGAATTTTACGTTTGATTTCATTTTTTTTTTTTTTTT